ACATGGCCGCATTCCTTGACCTTTGCCGGTTTGTGCCGACCGTGCTTGAATAGGTCCAGTCGGTGGTGCCGCCAGCGGTCGGCACAAACCGGCAAAGGTCAAGGAATGCGGCCATGTCACTGCAACGTCAGAACGCCGTTGGTTTGATCTAGCGCCACCGTGAAGGTGTTGCCGTTAGTCAAGGTGATGGCGGTGCCGTAGTCCCACCAGCCGATCAGATTGCCGTTCGCTGCGCTTGAATTGTAGAGGACTGCCCATTCGAACGGTCCGACCGAGCCTCCGGATGCGGTCCACGCAACTGGAGAGAGGATCAGCCTGTAGGTGCCCGACGTATCGGTCCCCGATACGAAAGCGGCCGCCGCGCCGCCCGCGGTGTAGCCATTGCCCGCCGCGATTTCGGTGATGCTGCTCTTGACCGTGTTGGTCGCAACCGGCGCGGTGTTGGTCAGCAGGACCTTCAGCGTATCGGAATTGAGGTTGTGGACCTTTTGCGCGAGGTCGGACACGAAGGAATTGAACTTGTTGAAGGCCGCCATGTTACCAAACCTTTCCGGACGGCCGCACCGTCATCGGTCCCGCATTGAACGTCGAGGTCAGCCCGAGATTGTTCAGATCCGAAAGCGCGGAGGTGAACCCGAGCCCCCAGGTCTGAATGCGGGCGTCCTCCTTGATGTATGGCGCCGTTTCAAGCAGCGCCCCGTAAAGATAGAGGTCGGGCGCCATTGCCAGCAGCCAGTTGGTGGCATTCGATGCCAACGGCGGGATGTTCTGCCGATAGATCATCTCGACCGTGTAGGACGCATCGGGCGTCGGCGCGAGCTCGAGCTCCCCGCCGAAAACCGTGAAGTAGCGCGGCTGCGCCGCCATGTCCGCCATTGCAAAGCGAAATTCGTCCATCTGCATGCCGGACCTGAACTCGAGACAAGGTTTTCCTGTCACGCTCGACAGTCGCACCCTGCGCATCGACTGAAAGTCGGACGGAAGCGCGATGAATTCCGGCTCGTTCGATGTAAGATCCACCACGGCGATCGCGCGCTGCTCCATCTGGCGCACGAAGAGCTGCCGATTGAACTTGGCTTCGGCAAGCTGGATGAATGTCGGAATCCGCGCGATCAGGGTGCTGTCCTGATCCCGCGCAAGATATTCGGTGATCGCTGTCTGCAGCGACGGATAATCCACAATCTCGGTCACGTTAACCCCGCAGTCCAGCCGGCCTGCAATTTCGGCCGGTCCGTTCGCAAATAGGCCCATTCGGGATCGTCGAGCTTCTTTTGCACGATCTGGTCGAATTCAGCCGTAAACAGCCGCAAGCCCGCCTTGCCCCTGGCGTGCTCCTCGTTGAGCCATTGCACGTAGATGACGTTGGGGATGCGGGCGACGTGACGGCCCCACTCGCCACGCTGATCGTCGCGGCGCGCCTCGTGATTCCATTGAAGAATGGGAGCGCAATCCTGAATGTGCTCGATCGCCAGGCTCTTGCCGTCGGGATCGAAGTGAGGTCGCAAGAACAAATCGCTCATGGCGCCTCGTCCGGGTTCGGGCCGACATAGTTGAAGCCGTCCGCGACCGCGCCGAGTGTTGCCACATGTGCCATGATCGCGGCTGTCGAAAAGCCGTCGACGCCCGGCTGCGCGAGGCCGCCGTCGTCGAACAGCAGGTTCGTCGCCGGCACCACGCTGGTGTCGGCGAGCGGAACGCCGCCCTTCATGGTCTGCCAAATGGCCATGTGTCGCCTCCCTAAAAGTAGGCAAGATTGACGGCGACGTCGTTGGCGACGATTGCCGTGGTGTCGCTGTCGGCGAGACCGCCGGTGATGGCGTAGGCAATACCGGTAGCAAACTGGTCGCCCAGCATCGCGATCATGTCGGCGACGTAGTAGGTGGTGTTGGGTTGCAACGGAAAGGTATAGACAGGCGTATCGGTGCCGACGGTCGGCGCGCTCGCCTTGTTGTAGAGCTTGAAATAGCGGACCGAGGTCGTCATGTTGGCGATGACGCCGCCGACGAGCTTGCCGGCAGTGGCTTTCACGGAGGTCGCATTGGTCGTTGCCGCCGAGAACAGCTTGTGCCGGCTCATTGCATTGGCTGCACTGGCCAGGGCCGCAGTCACTGTCGGCGTGTTGACGACATTCGTCGGAACGCCTTTCTGGCCGATCGAGTCACCCTCACCCGTCGACACCTGCACGCGCTGCTCGTAATTGTCGACAACGATGATGCGCTGAATGGTGACGACCGTGTTGGAGGCCGGCGCTGTCGCGTTCTTGAACCGCAAGAGAAGCTTGTAGAGCCTCTTGTCGTTCGGGCATTGCGTCGACACACGCGAGGCGCCGGACGCCTTGGCGGTGATATTGTCGACGCTCGCCGTCGAAACCGTGATGTCGCGGCTATCGATTTCGATCAAACATTCCTGCGTCGTGTTCCATGCCGTCGCGACGCCGGTGACGCCCACGGCCTTCAGCGACGAGCTGTCGCCGATTGCTTCCGCCTGATAGGCGGTTGCGGTCGCAGACAGACCGAACTCGCAGCCGCCGCGATTGGTGAACTCGCCCGATCCGTTGCCGTCGGCTGCGAAATTCGGATTCAGAAGCGGGACAAGCGTCGTCGGGTCGACCTCGACCAGGCCGATGAAGATCGAATTGGCCGTGAGCGCCTGCGACTTCGACAGGACGACAAGGACGTCCTCCTTGCCGGCGAACAGCTGATTGGAGAGATACCAGCGCTCGGCGCCAAGTGTCGTATTCATGTTCACGGTCAGCGCCGATCCGGACACGCTGTCCGTCATGGCGGTGATACCGGAGCCGATCTTGGCCTGCGTCAGCACTCCATTGCCAAGGTTCGGATTTGCCGCGAGACCGCCGTCGATCACGGTCCAGCTGGCGACGCTGACTGCACTGCCGCCGAAATCGTCGGAGAAAAGGCTGTCCAGCGTGGTGCCGGTGCGGATCGAGGTTCCCCTGGGCGAGGCATAGGAGCCGCCGGACAATTGCGCCAAGAGCGCATCGATCGTGGATACGGTCTGCGAGGCGCCGTTGGCGTCCTTGACCGCGACGGAAGTGACGTTGGACATTCGTTAGATCCCCATGACCACGATGTATTGCGAGTTTCTGGCTTCGGCGAAATTGAGCACGATTTCATAGGGTGCCTCGATAAGCGTGCCGAGCCATGTGCTCATCCTGCCGAATCCCCGGCCAAGCGAGCCGATGTGGGCAAAGGCCATTATGAAACCTCCGTCACGTACATCACGCCGCTCGACGCCACTTGCACCGCAGACACCTTCATGCCGGGCGTGATGGTGAAATATTCGGGCGCGCCAGCGGGCAGCAGTGCGTCCGACGTCGTCGCCGTCGGATTGTCATCAATCCGAACGAAGGCGTCGGTGGTGCAAAGAACACGGACCTTGTATGTCTGCGAACCGACGGGATTTGCGATGGTGCCTGCGGTCCCCGAGTAGGCGACGCTCTGCGTCGTCCCGAGGCGGCCCGTTCCTACATATTGGATAGCCATCTCAGTTCGCCCGCACCGCAATCGAAAAATGCATCGGAATGCTCACACCGCCGGCGCCCGAGGGGCTGAGCACGATCACGTCGTCCTCGTTCAGGTAGGTCGGTGAAGGCAGCACGACCGAGAACAGGAGGCCCGCCGCGGAGCCGGCCTGCGGCACCGCGAAGGTCGCAAGCGTCGTTGAATTGGCTGACACCGTCACCGTTCCATCGGCCGTGGTGAGCGCTCCGCCGAGAATGCCGGTCACCTTCATGAGGCGGCAACGGAATGGTGCGCGAATATAGGCGGCGACGGGCGAGGCGCCGCAGGACGGCGTATAGGCCGTAAGGTCGGCTGTATTAAGTGTGTGATTGTTTGGAAGCGACATCCGGGATCTCCGAAAAGAAAGGGGCGACCCGAAGGCCGCCCCTGGTTGGATCGAAATTGAGATCGAGCGATCAGGAGGTGGTGTTGTCGAAAACGCCGCCGCTCGATTTCTCGTTGCGGGCGACCAGCGCATATTCTGCGAGGATCTCTCGGCGGTCGGAATCGCCAGTCTTGGCAAGCGGGATCGAGATCATGTTACGCCCGTTGAGATAGGCCAACGCCCATTTGTCCGTCTCGAGCACCAGCACGTCCCGCGGGCGCTGGAAGCGGTTGGCAACCACCTTCAGCTTGCCGAAGTCGGACTCGTAGGCATCGACGGAGGCAACGATCTTCTTCGACTTGGCATCTTCGATCGCGGTCGAGCGGCCGGTGAAGGTGGAGAACACCTGCTTGTTGAAGGCGCCGGTCATGATCACGCCCGGCTTGCCGCCATTGGTCCAGATCGAGGACAGCACGGATTTCAGCCGCGCCTCGGTGAAGGCGATCTGGGTGCCGTCGGTGCGCGTGCCGGTGCCGTCGGCCGCGGCTGGATCGGCGGGCGAACCCGACGTGCCCTTCGACGTGTTGGACATGATCCAGGACAGGATCGAGGCCGTATAGCGCGGCGTGGTGGAGCTGCCGGCGTTCTTGGCCTGGTTGGTGCCGCACAGGATCGTCTCGATGTCGCGCTTGAGCTCGAGACCCTTGAGCATCTCCTGATAGGCGAGCTCATTGTCACGGCCGGCATGCTCGACCGCCTGCTGGGTGCCCGACACGGAGGCGACCTTGTAGGAGATCTGGCAGAGATTGCCGAGACGAACGGTCGGCGTGGTGACGTTGGTGGTGGGATCGTCGCCTTCGAGCTGCGCGTTCGAAGAGGAGGCAGGCGCCAAGGCCTGGGTCTGCCATTCGTGATTGACGGCGGTCGCCTTCTCTTTCTCGGCGCCGCTCATGAAGGGCGTGTCGACCGGATCGATGCGATAGATCATATCGCTCAAATCTTCGCGGTTACCCACGGCCTGGTAGGTGACGAAGGTGGAAGTCGGTAGAGACATGAATGGTTCCTTGTGGCGCCCGCGCATGACGGTGCGCGCAGCTGTCAGGCCGCGTGTCGGTGATGCGTTGGGGCGCAGGTCAGGTTGGGTTCGGTTTCAGATCTCGGTCGTGCGATGGCGCGGAGGCGTTGCTTCCGGTTCGCAGTCTTTGCGAGATGTCTTCGCCGGGCGCCGACGCTCTCTGCGCTGGGTCGGCATGTTTGTCGAGAATAGAGCTATCGCGGAAGTGCAGGTTGTCGATACGTCACAGCGCCGGGAAGCCCGACAGCCGCCGGATGGACGCGCGATCGCGAAGGTCGTCGGGTTCGTCCTCTCCGTCAGTTGAGGGAGCGACATAGGACGAGGCGAGCGGCATCTGGAGCGCATCGGTATTGAACGCCGACTTCTGCGG